TAAGAATAACATTGAGGTCTTAAAAATTTCTTTAGGACGTACATTCGCACCAATACTAACAATATTTGGTAATAAAATAAAACAACTTGTCACATGGTGGCAAAATTTGACGGATGAGACGAGACTATTTATAGTGGAATTTGGAATTCTTTTAGCCGTGACAGGACCAGTGCTTATTATCTTTGGTAAGATGTTGTCCACTATTACTCTTTTGTCAATAGGGTTCAAGGTATTAGGATGGTCTGTGTTAGGTTTGGCTAAGTCTTTCTTAATAGTTATTGGAGTATTATCAGGATGGATATTTGTGATAGGATTAGTTATGGCATTAGCTTATACCTTATATGTTATATGGGATGAAAATGTTGGACATATCAGGGAAGTGGTGGAAGATTTTCTTAACGGATTCAAAACGGGTTTTGAATGGTTAGCTAACACTGTCTTAGGTAAGTTTTTCGTTTGGTTTGTGGAGGGATGGAGAACCACTTTCAGGGAGATAAAAAAAGGTCATCGTGATTTTATCAAGGATGTGAGTGGTCTTTTCCGAGGACTTAATGCAATAATTACAGGAGATGATACATTTGCCGAGGCATATGCCAAAGGTTTTGAACAAGCTGAAGGCTTATTAGGGAAAATGAAAGAAAGTGCTGTAGGTGTTTTCAAAGTCATAGACTATGAGATAGAAGTACATACTGCTGCTGCTGCTGAACATTTAGGTGATATAGAAAAGGCTTTGAGGAAACATTTTGGGGAGGATTCAAAGAAAATTATAGATGCTTTTATGTCCAAACTCAAAGAAATAAGTGGCTTTAATGCGCCCTTACTTAAATTGTTACCCAGTGAGGAACAAAAAGACTTGCTTGATTTGATAGAAAGAACGAAAAAAGCAAAAGAAGACTACATGAAAGGTTTAGGTGAAATAGAACGCTCCTTGGATTCTTGGTCACAACATATGGATGCAGCAGTAGATGCTACGGAGAGATTCAGAGAACTCGCCATTTACGCTTTCGACAGTTTTGCTGATGCATTAGCTACTGCACTTGAAACTGGCGAGGACAACTGGAAAGCATTTGGTGCTGCGGTATTGCATGAACTAAATCTTATAATAATAAAGATGATATTAGCAGACACACTTCAAAAAGCTTTTAGCATTTTTAGGAAAAAACCTGAAGTGGAAGCTGGTGCAGAAATAGCAACGGCAATTACAGTTGCAGGGGATGCCGCAGCAGTTGCTATAACAGCATCTGGTCCAGCAGTTGCAGCAGCCCTCACACCAATTGGTCCTCTTTTCACTGGTGTAGGCATTACAGTTGGAAATCAGCTTGTATCATCAGGGGGCATTGTTGCCAATGCCCTCATAGTGGCGGGCATAAAAGTAGCAGCAGCAATAGGAGCAGCCAGTACCGCAGGGACAGTTGGTGGTATATTAGGTGGTGGAAGTCCAAATCCAGAATCAGGTTCACCTACTTTGCCTGACTTTAGTGCTTTAGGTAATATATTTAACAAAGGCATGATAACAGCTTTTGCTGCGGGTGGTGTTGTGACAAGACCAACTGCTTTCGGTATGCGAAACAACCGAACAGGACTTATGGGTGAAGCAGGCCCAGAAGCAATAATGCCACTAAGCCGTAATTCGTCAGGAGAACTTGGTGTGAAAGCATCCCAACCAAATATCAATTTTAACCCGCAGATGAAACTTGTAATTGTTCGGGATGAAAGAGAAGCTGCACTTGAAGCAATGCGTTCGCCCGCAGGTGAAAAAATAATCATTCAGAAATTTAATCGTAACAAAAGAATATTAAGTTAAGACTATGGCGATTTTTGCATTTCCACCGCAAATAGAAGTTAAAGAATCATTGGAATGGCTTACCGATGTGATAATGCCGGAAGATGGTATTGGTTCGGAACAAAGAATTTCTACACGTCCAATACCCAGACAATTTTTTATGTACTCAGTTCCCTTAAAGACAGAAAAAGAACAAAGTAGATTTGATGCTTTCATGTTTGGTTATCAGAAAACAACTTGGGATTTACCTATCTGGACGGAAAAGGTGTCACACACAGCGACGATAACAGCAGGAGCTATGACCATAACGGTTGACACTACCAACGCAGATTTCCGTGATGACGGTTACGCGATTATCTGGAAGTCCCTAACAGAGTGTGAAAAGGTTTCAATTGATACTGTTGCCGATGGTTCATTAACTTTAAGTGTGGCAGTTGTATCTACATATACTGGTGATAAATTTATCATGCCATGTAGAACTGCTCAAATCACAGACGTAGTGAAAAGAACGAATGAAGAAGCTGGTTTTTCTGTTGCTCAAGTTACATTTGCTGTAAAGGACAATATCCTTTTAACAGGTTATGTAGCTGATGAAACATACACTGCTGTCGATACTGGTTCTTCAGAATTATCTGTCATATCTACTGGTTCTGTCATAGGAATACAGGATAAGGATTACTCATCTGATAGTGACTCAATTGTGCAGGATTATAGTACAGGCGATTTTGATTACTTTAGTGATAGTGAATTTAATTTGATAGGACAGAACTGGACTTTTTACAACGACACCCGTGCTAAATGTTGGGATTTCAGATTGTTTCTACATTCTCTAAAGGGCAGACAAGGGTCATGTTGGATTCCTACTTACAAGAATGATTTAACTCAAGTCGAAACTATTGGTGCTGCTGATGTGGTTTTTAGTGTAGAAAATATAGAACTTGCTGACAACATGACTTTCAATAATTTACGAACCCATTTAGCATTTATTTTTACAGATGGCACAATAATATGCCGAGAGATTGAAGACATAGAAGAAAGCACATCAGGATATGAAGAAATAACTATTGATTCTGCATTAGGATTGGAAGTTGAAGTTGGTGATTGTAAGATTAGTTTTCTTGATCTATGTCGGCAAGCATCTGATGTAATAAATATAGATTGGCTCGAACCCAATAAAAATAGTGTAAATCAAGTATTTATGGCGGTAGTGGAATGACTTATCAATCATCAGAAATATCAGTAGCAAGTGGACAACCAGTAGAGTTGCATGACATTGCTATGGGTGATACGCACTGGCGGATAACCAGTTGTGGGGAGGACATTACTTATGCAACTCATGTCTATACATCGACACCATGTGAACGAAATGAAATTGAAAAGACAGAGGAGATACCAAAGGATAGCGTTGAAATAAAGCTGCCGAGAGGTCATGCTCTTGCTTTACTTTGTCTTGCAGGAATACCTGATGAAGAAGTTACCTTAACTATTTACAGGGGTCACTCTGGTTCATACATCACATATTTCAAGGGTTTCTTAACCTATGTAGAAACGAATGCGGAAAATATTCCTACTTGTACTTTTGAGCCGAGAAGTTCTGATTTGCCTTTTATCGGTGGGCGTCGCAGAGCTATGAGAATTTGCGGTCACTTATTATATGGTTATCGTTGTGGTGTTGATAAGGAGGCATACAGACTTGACGGAGCAATAGACAGCATTAGTGGGGTGACTATCACGGCAACAGAGTTTGGTGCGGCAGCAGCAATTCCAGCTAACTATGGCGACTTAACTAATTTACCGGGATGTTTATACAATGAAAGCGATCAGGATTCAAGCCATGTATATGATGACGTAACCAGTTCGTATTGGTCTACCGGTTATACTTTCACAGATAATTGGACGTCTGTTCAATGGCCTACGGCACAAACAATTAAAAAAATAAGAATAAGACCGGGGCATACTTTTTCTGTAAAGTTAAGTGCTCAACCGGGCGACGGTTGTATGAAGTATGTTCGGATTGCGGGTAGTAACAATGGAAGTGTTTGGACGACTATTGACGCTAATCAGTGGATTGGTAATTGCAATTACTACTCTGGTTTTGGTGGAAGCGACACGAAAGTTGACCGTATATCTGATCCGTCGGAATGGGTGGGCATAGGACTTGACAACGATGTTGCATATTTTTATTATCGAGTATTTGTATACGAACAATGGGGCGGTGTAAACTCACTCATCGTTCACGAAATAGAGATGATAGAAGCTGATGATGCAATGGCTGCTTATTTCTTTGGTGCTGGCGGTGAAATTATAGTTGGCAATGCACGCCGAACAATTACTGCTCAAGTTGGTAATACCATCACAATCAATCGTCCGTTCGGAGCCGATGTTGTTGCCGGAAGTGGAAGTTTGTTTCATGCTTATCCGGGTTGTGGTCATACGCAGAACGCATGTGTTACTAAATTTGATAACATATTGAATTATGGTGGACAGACACATTTGCCAATACAGAATCCATATGATAGTAATTTAGTTTATTAAAAAGGTTTATTATGGACTTTATTTTTTGGGTCATAGTTAAAATGGCACTGGCAGCCGCCATATCCTATGCTGTTATGGTTTTGACTAAACAAAAACCGGAGGACACATATACTGACCCTGATAAATTCAAAAACCCTGAAGTAAGAGAAGGTACAAAATTTCCTATTATTGCGGGAACCTGTTGGATCGAAAATCCTATTGTAGGATGGTTTGGGGATGTGAATTGGACTTCAACAAGAGTTAGACTATCTGGCACAGGTGGACGGGAAGTGTACATAAATCATTATAAGTATGGAGCGTTGCACATTTTGACACAAGGTGTCAGTGATGGTATCTTACAAATTAGAGTTGATAATGATATAGTGTGGCCAACAGAAGGACAAATAAAAGTACTAAATGCAGATGGAGCAGCCAGTTGTTATCTAAAATTATATGAATTGTATGGGGGGTTACATGAATACAACGGTCAGATAACTGAACAGGGTGGTGGTCTTTGGGGTCGTGTTCGTTTTCGTTATGGTGAAACCACTCAATTACAAAATGCTTATCTTGTGGGTAACTGCGGTGCCAGTATTTCCGCTGACCGAGGATTGACATCAACAGTATTAGAAAAAGTAACTATAGGTGGAACAACCCAGATGCGTCCGTGGAAATATTTAGTTAAACGAACTAACGTTTTAACTACGGGTGAGGCGCAATGGTATCCTTCGAAAGCAGCGATACGAACTTACGAGATAAATCCGATTCATTGGTTACGAGAAATTTATACCGATACTGAATGGGGACTCAGCACACCCACCTCATCGGTCAACGATACCAATTTAGAAGCCGCAGCAGATGTTCTTTATGATGAAGGCTTTGGTATTTGTATAAAATGGGAAGGGGAACAATCACTTGAAGCTCATGTGAAAGATGTTTTACGATACATAAACGCCGTAATATATGAAGACCACTTGACAGGAATGCTCGAAATGAAATTGATTCGAGATGATTATGTGATAGGTGATCTTGAAGTGTTTGACGAGACGGATATTGTCAATATCGAAAGTTTTTCACGAGGCTTAATGCATAAGATACCAGATGTGACATATTTGAAATATTGGGATATGTACAACAACATTCCAGTGCTGACTGCAAATCACGATATGGCATTGATTAATGCACAAGGTGAAAGACTCATTCCAAATGAAGTTGCATATACAGGTGTTGTAAATGATGTTTTAGCCGGGCAATTAGCAGCTCGTGACCAGCACCAACTTGGAGCGTTTGTGGCTCAGATAAAATTAAAATGTAAACGAACGATGGCACATTTGAATCCGGGTGATGTATTTAATTTGTCGTATGAATCGAGAGGAATAGTTTCTATGGTGGTTCGTGTGCTAACATGTCATTACGGAACATTGGCTGATGGTGTTGTTGCATTTGATTGTATTGAAGATATATTTGGAATGAAGGATTCTTTGTATGCTGCTCCACCAGCATCAGGATGGGATGACTTTGTTGACGATCCTGAATATGTCGAACTTTTCACAATAGCAGAGGCTGCCATGAGCGGTGTTGACCCAACTGTAACTGTAGAATAAAGGACTGAATATGCTTTGGACAAATAGAGGTAAGTTTTTAATGCTCAATTGGGTATTCTGTGCTGAAACCTTACCTGATAATTTTTATGTGGTGTTGGTGACTGCTGATGACGAACCAACGGTAGATACAAATACACTTTATGAATTGACAGAGATTGCAGATGGTAATGGATATACAGAAGGTGGTTATGAGCTGACACCGGGTACTACTGATTTTGATACATTAACTGAAGACGCTTTACGTGATAGAGCACTTGTTCAAATCAAAGACCTTGTCTGGACAGCGTCCGGTGGAACGATACCTGCTTCAGGTAATGGCGCAAGATATGCTGTGCTAACAGATGATTCAGAAGGATCGGGAGGAGCCAAACAAGTAATAGCCGTATGGGATTTGGTAACAGACAGAGAAGCAATTGATGAATATGCAATCATACTTACTAATCTTGAATTAAGACTAATAGATTTAGATGCAGACACAGTAACCGAAGGTGAGGATGCAGCACCATATGATGGTGATGGTTGGTCTGGTTATGGTGATGCTAATGATTTTACTGGTCCAACTCCTGACCCGCCAGAAGCACTTTGGTTGTTTGAAACTGGGTCAATGCTTCTCGATGAAATGAATGATAATGACTGGGTATTGTATGAAGAAGATTCGACTTTTCCCATCGTTGTTGATACTGATGTTAAAATAGAGGGTGTTTCATCACTTAAATTGTACGCATATCAAGCAGGAGACGGTAGTGATGGTCAGCCTGAACTTAGAATTCAAGATGCAGCTTTATCTGCTGATTTTCCATATAAAACCGATAGAACAAATGATGAATTTACTATTTGTTTTTGGGTAAAACATCACGCTGTTTGGGACTCAGGGGGTTCACCCCCTGAAGACGAATATTCAGTAGAAAATATTCCATTTCGAAAATACACCAGCGGTTTCGTTCAATTTGGCATTCACATATACTGGTGGGATGACACAACAATAAAGGGTCAATTAAGATTTGAATTATACACAGACGAAGGTGGAGTTTCTGATGAATATTATAGTTTCAATAATTTTGTACCTGACAAATGGTACCATGTTGCTGTCACATATACTCCCGGCGAATACCGTATTAGAGTTTTTGATAATGATGCTGAAGATCAATTAGGTGTTGATGTAACAGGAGTGTGTGGGACAATAAAAGAAACTGCGGGTTCTTTGCTGATGCATCAAGGCATTCTTTACGGAACTAACTCTACTACATGGCTTGATGAAATGGTAGTATTTAACAGAGTTTTAACTGTTGAAGAAATAGACAAAGTAAGGTCAGGAACATACGGAACATAAGTGTAAAGGATTAAAATATGCTTTGGACAAATAGAGGTAAGTTTTTAATGCTCAATTGGGTATTCTGTGCTGAAACCTTACCTGATAATTTTTATGTGGCATTAATAACCAGTGCCGTAGTTCCAACAGAAGACACAACTACATTTGATGAATTGACAGAGATTGCAGATGGTAATGGATATACAGAAGGTGGTTATGAATTATTTGTAGATTCATCGTCACCTGATTTTGATGTATTAACTGAAGACGATGTAAATGATAGAGCTATTATTCAAATCAAAGACCTTGTCTGGTATGCTCCTTCTGGAGACACAATACCAGCTTCAGGTGATGGGGCAAGGTATGCTGTGTTGACTGATGGAACTGGAGAGTCGGGAGAAATAATAGGTGATAGACAAGTATTAGCTGTGTGGGATTTGATGTATGAAAGGGTGGTTGCTGCCGGACAAAGTCTTACACTTGCAAATTGTGAATTACGGGCTGTAGAACCAGCTTAAAAATAAAATTAAAGATTTTCGGGATTTTAATAATGTATAGGTTATAATATCTACGATGCTACGGAAAGGTAAACAAGGGCTGAAGGATATTTACGTAGTGGGCTGTGGTCAATCCCTAAAAGGATTCAACTGGACTTTGCTCACAGACAAGACCACAATAGCCGTTAATGGTTCTTTGTCAT